GCGGCTTCCTGCTTGTCCTCTGGGAGGGCTGCAATCGCCTGCTGAAAGTCTTCGCCAAGTGCGGGCGTGGTTCCTTCTCCACCGCCATCATCGCCAGAGGCTTTCTCTTCTTGAGCTGCCTTGTGCTGGGCGCGGCCATAGTCTTCCCAAGAGTCGAACCCTTCAGGGGGTCCGCCTTCACCTTCCTTGGGGGCCGGTTGCTGATCGGAAGGTTTATCCCCTTCCTCGGCCTTTACATTGGTTCCAACGACCGCTGTATCTGTTCCGCCTACTTCTTGGGTAGACTGAGCTTCTTCGCCGGGATTGGCTTCTGCGTTTTCGTCCATTGTCATATTTCCTTATTGCTGTGGAGGTGGTGAATCTTGGGGAGGAGCATCACTTCCTGCTGCCTGAGTTTCTGCAACTTGGTTGCTGGTGATGTTATTGCCTAACTGCCGTAGCGCCTCTGGGCCTAAGTTGTCAAGCAGTTGCTGTTGCTGTCCCTGTTGAGCCTGAGCCTCCAGCTCTTCTTCCGTAGGGAGTAGGCCTTCCGTATTGATACCAAGGGCAACCGCGACACGATCTGCGAAGGGACCCATCTTAGGACCAAGCATTGCCTGAACGCTCTGAGGACCGACCGCCTCTCCAAGGATGGACACCCAAGTCCTAAGGTTCTGAAGCTCAACATTGCGACCCAGCGCGGCGAGGCCTGCTGTCACGGTTAGCTTATAGGCCCCCTTTGGGAGTTGGGGTAGTCGCTTCGCGGCCATTAGTCGCTTGAGTTTAAGTGTAGCGTAGGGGGTCTGCCATGTGACAATCTGCTGAGAGTAAACCCCTCCGAGACCGTCTTCCAGCTCCTGAGCCACATACCTGATCTCTTCGGCTGTCACGCGTTCCCCGTCTCTCCGGGCTGAGCTGTTCAAGAGGAAAGCCTGCCCAAGACGTTGGAGGGCCTTATCAGTGGTCGTCTCCGCTACGCGCAGGTCGGCTGATTTGTTTGAGGTGAGAGTGTGAACATCTGATTCTCGACCTGTTATTACGTCCCCGTTTCTGGCCTGAGAGAGCTGCCTCTTATTCGTCATCCCTGTAGGGTTCACGAGGGTTATCATTCGGGCGAGGATTGCGGACCCCTCAGAGATAGTCTTCGTCAGGTCCTCTGCGGTCAGCAAGTCGCCTTCATACATCTCTGCGTAAGAACGCCCATAGTCTTCTCCGTCTAAGAGAATCCATGGAAGGAATAGGTAGGGCATAGAGCCGGGTTCTCTGTTGTAAGTGGCTTCGCTGCCGGGGATGACTACGCCACACACCTCTTGGAAGACCTCCCACTTGCCTTTCTTCAGGTAGCCGTAGGTGTAAATGTTTACCGGGTGTTCGCTGTCCTCATCCTCTGGAGGCTTCTCGTGCCCGGAGGCCATTATCGCCTCTTTGGTTTCTTCGTCAATGGTTGCCCAGTCTCGAACGTCCATGATACCCCATCTCAATAGGTTCCCCTGTGCGTCTCGGTTACAGACGTATCGGGATAGGGGAATCCCTCGGAAGGTCCCGTCAGGATAGCATTGGAGGGAGTGGTTCCCACCAATAATCATGGAGAGGGCCGCCACAAACATCCGGGCGCGATCACCGTCCTCCTCTACCATCTCGGCCATTTGATTCTCTACTGCGGAAAAACCCTTCTCGATGACCAACTCGACATCCGCCCTCTCGTCTTCTGGGAGCTGGGCGAGGTCCTGTTTGGTGCGGGTGTCCTGAGCGAGCTTCACATTAGGGCGGCCTGCGGGGAAGAGGGCAAAGACCACCTTAGCTGCGAGGTTGTTGCAGAGGTAGGCACCCACACTATTCCAAGGAACGGTTATGTTCTGGTTGCCTTTGTTCTGCTGATTTTGATAGGTGTCCTCCTCCCTGAAGAGCGTAGGGACAGTCAGCTTCGATAACCTGTAAGCGCGGTCGAGATAAGGCTGACGATTAGCATGTTGCTTTTTGTAATACTTAGCCGCAATGCCTTCCTTCTGTTTCCAGCGGGGTGCGTCCTTGCCTCCTTTCCCGTCTAAGGATGAGGGGCTGGCTGTATACGTCTTCGAGGGAGAACTAACCATGTGTTATTCGCTTACCTTGATTTACGGAGGCGGAGGCGGCCTACTGCGCCGCGAGAGCGGGGTGCCGTATCGGAGCCGAGTCGTAGCTCTTCAACTCCTTGGTTCGGTTCGGGCGCGGCGGGGGTCGGTGCTTTCACCTTGGGTTTCGGAAGTGACATCTTCTTCTGCTCCTTGTCTTTGGTGGTTGAGGACTTGCTCGATATGAGCGATAACGTTGGTTTCTCCACTGCGGATTGAAACCGCTGTCCCTGTTCGGATAAGACTATCTACGTCTGTAGGGAAATTTATGGGAGTGTCAACAGGGAATATCTCCCTAAGATACTCGACTAGGCCAATCGGGATTGCAGGCGCACTGTCCATATCAGCCATAGTCGAATACCTTTTTATTTTAGCCGGGGTTCTTAAACAATTGCTCAGGCAACTCGCGGGCAAGCCTCCTAAGGTCTTCCACCGAGCCTCCGTTCTGGATGCTGGGAAGTGGGGCATTGTCCAAGAGACCTTCGCTCTTGTGGGCCTTGTAGGCTGAGGAGTTTGGTCTGTCAACCCTTAAAACGACACCGCCTGCATTCTGTAGCGCGTGAAGCTCATTAGGGAATCTCAGATCATCCACCACTACGTCATGCCCAAGCTGCCAATGTTCGCGGACTTTCGCCATAGCGAGGTCAACCCAAAGATCACTGTTCACCTGCTCCCGCCCCCACTCAGTCCCTAGGGTCTGCATAAGGTGGCGGGTGGTAACGTCAAGGCCGGGGATAGGTTGTTCCTTCAGGGAACCTTCTAACATCTCCTCGATGAGAGCCTCTGGAGCGGGTGTCATCCTGAGTAGGCACCTGACCATCTCCTTCGGCCCACGAGCAAACTTGACGAGCTTCCACCCCCGATCTCCCACGAGGGTGTTAGCTACGGTGGACTTGCCAGACTGCATGACCGGGGAGTAAAGCCCAATCAGTCTTCCTTGGGAGGTTGCCATAGAATGACCTCCTTCTTCTCAGCGTCCCAGTCAGAGACCCGGCAGATACGAGCGACACGGGCCTGTAGGAGAGCGTCCTCCTCAGTCAGGCCTTTCTTCTCAAACTCATGGACGATTGCCTGCCACCTCTCGGCTTTCGGCATGTCCTCATAGTAGTCCAACAGGCGGTCAGTCTTCCTAGGGCCGAAGCCGGGAAGGCCGGGATAATTGTCCGCGTTGTCTCCTACCATTGTCTGATAGAGGTGCCAACGATCTGCCCTCTCCTCGTCAATCACAGAAACCTTGACGGAGCCGTTACGGGCTGGGGTCAGAGTGATTCCCGGAATCTGGAGCAGGTCCTTGTCAGGAGAGTAGATAGCAGCTTCGTCCCCACGGGCCTGAAAGACCCCGGACATAATGCCACATACGTCATCCGCTTCCAGCCCCTTGATGAGGATAGGAGTAAATCCCGCAGGAGGGTCTTCCATTATACTCTCCCGGAGAGCATTCAAGCCGATCGGCCTAGCGTTCCCTTTCCGGTTGTCCTTGTAGGTGGGATAGATGTCCTTGCGGAAGCAGGTCCGGTCTGAGAGGACGATGTAGAGCCTGTCTGTATGCAGGCGTTCGGCGATGATGTTGAGGCGCTTGTGGCACTCTTTTATAATTGCTTCGTCAGAGAGAAGCTGTAGCTGTTCTCCATCACAGACGGTCTCGCCTTTAAGGGCCGCTGCGTAAAGAACACCATCAGCATCAATCAGGGCTACCCGATTTTGCTTTGGCTTTCTCCAGATACGATTTGACATAGGCGTCTTCCTCTTTGCGGATGTGGTCCGCGTTATCGAATAGGTGCTTCAGTCCCTTCGGAGTCAGTTTCCAGATACGTCCATATAGGCTACCTCCGGGGACGATGTTCGTAGTGACTAGCCCACGAGAGGCTGCCTCAGCGAACTCATCCGCAAAGCGTCTGGCTTCATCTGACTTGGTGGAAACTTCATAGGTCCAGACTCGCTGGAGAATATAAATGATTCCACCCTCACGGTCCTCAGCATGGATTGGTCGGTGGTCTTCAACCCGCATAGGTCTTAACCTCCTTTCTCAAGTGCTAAAGGATTGCTTTCTAGGGTTATGGTATGGAGGAAGTTTGGGCGCTTAATTCTTGCCCGTGCTGTCTCTTCTTAGTGTGTGTCGGCCCAGCTCGTCCCTCTATCCGCTTCCGCTTCAAGGGGGCAGTTAAGCCTGAAGTGTTTCCCGGCTAGGCCGAGAGCCTGCTCAGCGTGTTGCTGATATATAGGCCACTTATCTGGCAGACCTTCAGCTTGAGCCTCATCGTGGATATTGCCTACAAATTCGTAGTCTAGTCCGGGCTTCATGTTTGCCTTGGTCTGTAGATTCTGGTCTAGGATAACCAGAGCTTTCTTCATAGCAATAGCTCCGGCGGATTGCAAGAGGGTATTTAATGCCGCGTGTGCTTTTCTCACATGCAGCTTCCTACCATCTAGTCCTATCAAATACTTTCTGTCTTTCACGGCTTCTGTAATGGCGTCTCCTAGTTGGGCTTTCGCCACGAAGCGGTCTTCCATCTTCGCCTTGATCTCCTTCCCCAGTTGAATCTTTTCTTTGTCACTCCCAGTAGGCATAACGATAGAGCCAATCTTGAGCTGACCTGCGCCGTATAGCTCTGCATACATAGTAGTCTTGGCATTGTCTCGACCGCCATCTCCGGAACCTAGCAGGTCTGTCCCTATCAAGTCTCTCAGCCAAGAGTGAGGGTCTGTCCCTTTTGACTTGTCCCCCTTGACCACGATGTCTGCGTATTCTCCGCCATCCCACTTATGGATGTAATGAGCCAGCATCCTCAACTCCAAAGCCGCACCATCGAAGCCCCAAAGCTCATAGCCGGGAGAGGCAATGAACAGCTCCCTACACCGCATGCCATGAAGCATAGGAGAATCGGGGTAATCTTTTTGGGCTGCCGTGTTCTTGGGCACCTGTGCAAGGTTCGGACTCATATGTGTGCATCTGCCGGTCACGGCTCCATTGGTGTTGACCCGTCCGTGAATCCTATAGACCTGCTTCCCGTTAGCGTCCTCCGTAACTTCTGCCATCTTGAGCCAAGCCTTCGGACCCATAGAGAGTTGGCCTAGGCGCTTCAGGATGAGGTAGTACTCGGCAAGGAGACGAGCCTCTGGGTAGGGCAGACCTCTCAGAACATCCTCGTCTACCTTGGGCTGAGGAGGGGTCTTTCCTCCGGGCGTCCACTTCACCGGCTTCCAGTCGTACATGTACATCAATCTCTTCCAGATGTGCTGCCTAGAGGAAGGCTTGAACTGGACACGCTTAACAGGAGTGTAGGCTGCCCCCTGATAGAAGTGTAGATAGGGGTTCCCCTGATAAGGTTTAAGGGCCTTTCCTGTCTTCTCAGAGAATCTCGGTAGGGTCACCTCTGGGAAGCCGATCATCTTGCTCCTACGCTTCTTCGTAGGGACGATCACTTCGGCGTATTCTCGATTGCTGTAGAAGAGGGCCGCTCGTTTCTGTTGCTCCTCCTCGTCTTCCTCTCCTTCGTCTTCCACTTCATCCTGTCTGAACGAATAGGAGGAGGCCTTTATGTCTTCCGCTTTGGAGTTGGCTTTCTTGCCTGACTCCCACCATTCTCCGAAGCTGGCAATGAGGCTGCCCTCTAATTCATTCTCCCTCTCCTGTAATTCCGAGAGGAGCGTAATCGCTTTCTCCGAGTGGAACGTGAAGCCACGCCTTTCCTGCCTCCGAATGATAGCGGCGAACTCATGCTCTAGGTCCATTGCCTCAGTCGCGGGCTTCTGGGACCATAACCATTTGAACAGAGCGAAGGTAACCTCGCTGTCCTGCTCCACATACACCTGCATCTCTTCGTTCCAGTGCGACCAGCCTCCTTTGTATTCTCCCTTGAGGACCCCGAGACGGAGACCCCATACCTCAAGCCGGTGCTGGCCTCTCTGGAATGGCATGATCTTGTGGCTGTTCGGCCCCCGTTTTTTTATGTCGGGGTATATAAGGCGAGAGAGGAGGAGGGTGTCTAATATCTTGGACCCCGGCTTGGGCTTCCACCAAGGGAACACTCGTGCCAAGGCCCGTTCGTCAAAGTCCTGTATGTTGTGGCCGATACGGAGGTCTGCTTCCGCGAGGAGCTGAAGGCAATCCACTATGGACATACGCTCCCAGCCTCGCCCCTTCTTTCCTTTCTCATACCCACGCTGGTCACAGGCCGAGATTTTGCGGACTGCCTTATAGGCTCCCTTCTCATCCTGTTCAATTCGAATGAGGGAGATACAGTGGACGGTGTTGAGGGGAGGCGTTACTTGTCCTTTCTCGCGCTTGGCTTGGAGGAGGCCATTGGTCTCAATATCGTAGATGTCAATTATCATCTTTATCCTCCACAGGAGGGGGAGCTACTTCATCCAGCTCTATAGCCGGAACCTCTAAACGGCCAGTCAGTTGGTTGTAGACTACTTGCTTCGTCTCGCCGGTGCTGTCTCCTGTGAACCTGTCCTTCAGGACCCGGATGGTGGTGGTCGCCCTCTCCTGCTCATCCTCGGCCTGTTGATCTCGTTCCATCCCGAAGACGAAGCTCGCCCACATGACAATAGCGCCTGACCCCCGAAAGTGTTTCAGCTCCACGCGGCCTCCCTCTTCGTGACTGTCTCCCTGCCCCGGTCGGGTGAGGTGGGAGTTGAAGATGATGGGGATTCCCAGCTCCTCGGCCAGAGACTTGGCCTCAGCGAACAGCTTATCCAGAGCCTTGCGATCATCGTCCTCTTGCGCCACCAGTGCGGCAACCGGGTCAACATAGGCCTTGTCGATTCTCTCAGCGTGGCGGAGGTAGCGAAGCCTTTCCTTCACAGAAGGCCAGTCAACAGCTCCATAGTGGTCATTGATAAAGAGTCGGCCACACAGATTATCCATATAATCCTTCGCCTCAATTAGCTCCTCGTGCGTCCATAGCTCAGCTCCTTTATCGTCCATAGGGACGTGGAACCTCTTGGACCACAGCTTCCCGGCGATTCCCTTCAGGGTCCGCACAGGAGAAGCCTCATAGTTAAACACCGCCACTCGCAGCTCCTCTCCTCCGTCTGCTTTGGGGCGTATATCATGGGCGACAAACTCAGCCTGCAAGTCAGACTTACCTATCCCGGTCCCGGCTCCGATCACTACTACGTCTCCGGGGCGTAGGCCGTAAGTCCAGTCGGTCATAAATTTGTAAGGGAAAGAGAATCCTGTCACGGTCGGGGAAAGGGCTAGCCCCCACAGGGAGGACGCCTCTACGATTCCGTCTGGGCGATAGGCGGGGGCGTTGAATAGGGCGCGGGTAGTCGCCTCTGAGCCAGCCTTCTGGACGTTCTCGTGGATGTCCTTGTGCGACATCTCTGCTATGTAAGCCTTGCCGGGGGGCAACATCTTAGCCAGCTCCAGCGAGCCTGTCCTACCCGCCTCATCCATGTCCAGAGCAAGGACCACCTTGTCATATTGGTTAAGTTTTGGAAGCGCCTTTGCGAAAGCCTTGCCGGAGGATTCAGCCCCGAAGGGTAGCCCTACTACAGGAAACTTATTGCCCCACAGTTGGGAGCAGGCGAGAGTGTCTTTCTCTCCCTCAGCCACCACGATCATCTTGCCTCCGGAGCCTGCTCTCTCGATACCGTAGAGCGATACGGCGTCCTGATCTCCTATGCCGAAGAAGCTCTCCTTGTCGTTACTGGGAGTGACCACGCGGACCTTGCAGAATACAGGTAGTCCCTCTTCGTCTTTATAGGTGGCGTAGTGATAGCCTTTCCCTCCTCGGGCCTCCACTCTGTAGTCCCAGTGTTTGCAGGTCTCGGCGGTTATCTTCCACTTATCGAGTCGCTTGGGTTCGCTCACCTCCTTAATGGAGGAATAGTCGAAGCTGGTTTTCTTCTTTGGGGCTTTCTTGGAGGATGAGCTTCCTTTGCCGGGCGTGTGGGTTCCACAGGAGAAGCAGTAGGTATGGCCGTCTGAGTAGGAAGCGAGAGCATCACTGCTCCCACAATCCTCGCAGGGGAGGCCCTTCTCTACCAGCTCTGAAGAGTCGCTGGAGGACATAAGGCTTCCCTTTCTTATTTAGTATTCTTGGAAGTTGCTTTCCGTTTGGGCGCGGGCAGAGGAACCACTTCGACATTCTCAGGAGAGACAGCCCAGTCCAACTTTACGTTACTCTTTGCAATGTCTTCGACCGAGAGGATTCGACTCTCACCGTCCTGCCCGTCTCGGAGCTGAATATGTTTATTGGGGAGTGCCTGCGTTAATTCAGGGCAGGGTAGGGATTTGCCGCGTCCGCATTGTCCGGGTTTGGCATTGGGGATTCCACAGGTGGGGCAGAACTTTGTCATAGTTTGGGTAAATCCTTTAGAGCGTCTTTGATTTCAGGGGGAAGGTCTACAGTATTATTGCCTCTAATAAGCAGGAGGCAGGCTGCTGCAATGCCAGAGAGTAAGACCCCTACCTCTGTCATAGGGATAGGCTGATCTCTGAAGAGTGCGATGATAGGAATAGCCAGACCCACGATGAGGACTGGCACAGAGTAGATACGACCGATAGCCCAAGTCTCCCCGTCAGGTCCCGTGAATAGGTCCTTGAAGAATTTTCTTATACGAGAAGGCTTGGGCTTTTGTGTGGTCATAGTGGTTTGGGTTAGGCCTCTGCGGCTTCGCCTTCTTGCTCAACTTCCTCCACGAGAACATCCTCCTCCGAAAACTCGAAGAAGTAGAGAGCGCGCCGCTCCTCGACAGATGCCTCAGAGAGAACCTGCCCAGCCATATTGGAAATGTTCATGGTAGCTTCCAGAACGGAGCCATATTCCGCAGTGAGAGCAGCAAAGGTATGAGCGTCAAGGACGATCTCAACCGTATTGCGGCGGGTCACATATACGAAGGCACCGTGTGTTGCTCCGGCTGCGAGCTGGAAGAGCTTCACAGTTGCGGGCGACTGAAGTTGTGCATTATCCCCGTAGTAGTTGAACAGGGAGATGAGGGAGGTTGTCACATCCTCGGTAGAGCCAACAAACTTCTGGACCACCTCGCCCTTAATCTGGGTCAAGTGGTCAATCGTGATGACGACCGAAGAAAACTCTGCGGCGGGTACCTCTACGGGCGGCGCTTCTTCCACGGGCGCTTTCGCTTTTTTGGATGTGACGGTTGTGCCCTTGGAACGGGCTGTAGTATTTTTCTTGGGGCGAGCCATATGGCTTCTCCTCTTTGATCTAGGTTAGGACGAGGCCGAGGCTACACCTTGCGGAGGGCTTCGGCTGCATCCTTCCTAGTCTTCCGCGTAGGTTCTGTCAACCACTCTTTTGGGATTTCCTTATGTGCCCACTGGAAGCCGTTCTTATCAGCCCAGTCAGCATAGGTGGTCTTAGACCCCTTACGGATTTTACCGCGAGCGTTGGAGAAGACGAAGCGGATATCCAGCTTGGGGTGCTGGTCTTTAATCCATAGGTGCTTCTGTCGATCTTCCACCGTGAACATTCCCTTCGACTCTATGACGATGCCATTGGGAAGGAAGAAGTCGGGGGTGTAATTCCGGTGCTTCTCGGGCTGCGTGTAAGGGACCTTCAGGGTTTCAAAGTCCGGGGCAATTCCCTGTGCGGTCAGCGCCGCTGCGAGGGTTGCCTCCAAGCCTGACCTATAGGCTGCCCGGATGTGGCGGAAATTGGAAGGCGGTCTGGCTCTGAAGCCTTTTCGTTTCCTAGGCATAGGCTACCTCCTTACTCTCATACATGAAAGGGAAGGCAAGCTGTCCCGCACCGCCAGCAGGAGGGTCACCATCATCGCCTCCGAAGAGGACAGTCAGATAGAAGCCTACCAGAAAGTAGAGATATTTGAGCGCCTGCCAGAGCGAATCGAACGTGTCAGTAGTGGAGAGTATTTTCATCCTAAAAGCCTCCTTTTTCGAGGACCTCTTCGTCCAGATAGTAACGCAGCGCTGCAAAGCGATGGTCTCTCCGGGAAGAATGTTTCTCGTCTTTCATGAGATTAATCGCTGGCGTGCGGACGTCCTGCGGCTTCAGCTTGGTAGCCTCCAGAAGGATAGCGAAAGCACAAGTGATAGCGAGGAGCTGCTCCCAAGGGCGAAAATCTTGGATAGCGTTTAGGACTGAGGCGGTTGCTGTAGCCACGCGGGCCTTGTTAGCGTTGAGCATCTTATCGAAGAGCGATCTCCGATTTACCTTTTTCGTTGAGGACATTAAGGTTTTCCTTGGTGCTAGATAAACAGAAGCCCCGTCTCCGCTCAATGCCACGGGGAGACAGGGCCTCTTATATACTAGCTACCAGTGGCACAAGAACACAGGCGTCCTTCACTGGTATTCTGTGCCAGAGGCCTACACGTAGCAGGCCCCCGGCGTCATGTCAAGAGGTTAGAACAATTCCTTTTCGGGTGCCTCGTCCCCAGAGTCAGCCGGAGGGGCGTCCTCGTCTTGGGATGCAGACTGGGCAAACTTCGAAAGATCGTCTGCCTCGAAGTCCTCGCCCAATACTTCTTTAATGGCGTTATCATCGGTATCAGCCGGGGCAGAACCACCTCCGAACTGGACCAATTTGAGAACCCGAATACCTACCAGCTTCAGGCTTGGGGCTGGGGCAGCCTGCAACTTGTTGAAGTAGAGATTCGGAGAGACGATAGCCTCGACTACGCTGCCCATGCCCAGACGTAGATTCTTTAGAGGCAGGGGTTTGTTGTTCGCATCCCACGCTTTCATCTCACGGCGGACCAGCTCTCCATCCTTCTTATAGTCTGCCTTCTGGCCGATAATAATGTAAGGGAGTTGGACTTTGGATTCCGGCTTCGGGTCTTTCAGCTTGTCGCCTACCCAGTCTTCAGCAGGGATGGGGTCTGGCATGGGCTTTTTCTTGGAGGCCATACCAGCTTCCTCCGCTTCCTCGGCTAGCTTGCCAAGGTTCTTCTCGGTGTAGACCTTATCGTCCACCACACCTACCAAAGCCTTCACGGCCTCTGGAGACAGGTGTAGGTTCACCTTGAATTGAGGGTTGCTTTCGTCATAGTCGTCGGGTTCCACAAGATTACTGAAGCCGACTGTTGCGGCTGGCAGGGCGATGGTGTGCCGAGGGCGTGTGGTCACTACGGCAGATTTACGGCGGGTAGCCATTAGGGGATTCTCCTTTTGAGAGTTATACAGTGGATGGAAGTCAGCGAGGGTCTACAGGACCGGGCAGCCTCGGAAGGACCTGACAAGTTTCCTGATAGCGAAGGCTCGCTGGAAAGGCAAGACCCTAAATGGGGGTCAGGTGAAATAAATTTCCCCCTCCCCTAAGACCCCACCCTGCATAGGGAGGTCTCTTAAGATGGTCTTAGGGTTTGATTTTCTAAGGGGGAGGGGATGCCACCTAAGGTCTCTTAAGCGGGTCTCTTATTAGGGTCTCTAATAGGGGTGCCTATATACAAGATACCAGTGGTAGGAGTGGGAATCTTTCAGATGGTTTCATGAAGCGAGAATCAGGTCCCGCCGCCCTCTCCCATCTTTGGTACTTCCGCAGATTCCCTCGTGAAGGCCACCTCCTTTACTGAAGCCCCTAGGATTACGAGAGGGCTACTTATTCGCCAATAGGGAAGACTAGTGCGGTGATAATGAAGAGACCTAGGAAGAAGAGGCATATTGCGACCATAGCCACAGGAATGAACACCAGATCGGGCGCATGATCTGCCCGCCACTTAACTTCCTTCCACCAATTTTTCAAACTATTCATTCTTCAACTCCTTTTTCAATATCACCTTCAGGCCTTCCCTTCAGGGTGTCTCGGGCGGCTTCCTGCCTCTGGTGCCATTCCCTCCACGTGTTCGCGTCTCGCTTCCACTCTTGGCACAATTCATAATTGACGCCCAAGGTTCTGGCAAGGGTAGACAGGTCAACTCCCGTAGGTCGGGCCGGGTCGAACCCGGAGGACTGGGGAAGTTGGGGATTGTTTCCGGTGGCGGCTTTGTTGTGGTTCCACACGAAGCCAAGAGGGAGACCCCCATTAGCCACAATAGCCTTTTCCTGTGGGGTTTGGGTAACATAGGTAGGCACCTCCTTTATGATATCTCGAAAGACCACACGGGCTTCCTGATTGGACTGCTCCCTCTGGTCGATCAGGGCTTGAGTTACTTGCTGAGCTTCATCCTCAGCCTTGCGAATCTCCTTCTCCCACCTAATGCGCTGGTCGGCTACCTCTGCCTTGTAGGCTTGATAGTCGGCGTCTCTCAGCTTCCACCCTCCGTAACCAGAAGCTATTGAGGCGGCAACGAGGGACCCTCCGAGGAGCCACGGGCTGAGGCTAATCACGAGGCAATCAGATGGTCTGTAGCCTCTGCCCCTTGTAGGTAGGGCCTGACCGACACGTCTCGCCTACCAGCCTTAACTCCCACAATTAAACTATGCGAAGTGGCCTGCTCCCCTGCTCCCCACCCTGCGAATACGGCAACTGACGAGGGTAACTGGCCGGAAGCAAACCCGAAGAGAACGGACGGTGTTCCAGTGGGGTCGCTTATCACCGCTGACGTAGGGAAATACACAGTGTCCCTATTGGCATTGCTGGCGAAGCTAATCCCTCCTCCAAAGCTAGACCCGGCTCCGGGGTTGCTGATCTCCATGCTGTCAAAAGCTAACTTATCGAAGGTCACCCTCACCGCGTCCGGGGTCTCTTTGACTACGGCTGTCATTCGGGGGCCTAACAAGTCATCTGTAGTAAGCCCACGATACAGAGCCAAATAGTTGTCTAGCCTTTCGACCATCTGGAGAGCGCCCTCATCGCTGAGGTGAATCCCATCCCCTTGCAGATGCGCGTCGATCATGTCAGGACCATAGAAGAATAGGTTAGGGTATTCTAGGGACAGTTTCCAAGCCTCTTGGCGAAGTGCTTGGAAGTTGGCTATCTGAGAAGAGGCAGCGATGAAGCGAGCCAAGGGAAATAAGACCACCCTCATCCCCGGATTCTCCTGCACCAGACCTGCTTGATACTTAGCCAATAGGTCTGTCCGCCATTGGCCTGCGATCTCAGCCGGAGTTAGTCCTGATTGTATCGCCTCACTCGTCCCTCCCACTTCAAGGATTAGTCCATGCTGTGACATATTGTAGGAGATAGCCTCCCGCTCCGCTGCGTAGCGGTCTGTTCCCGGACCCCTCTCAGATAAAAGCGTGTTGCCTGTCGAAGACGCGATAAGAGAAACCCCCTCATTGGTTGCCCGCCCTGCCCACAAACTACCGAGGACGGCTAAGCCTGTGTCGGAATTGCCCGGATAGACATGTCTGTTATGAGTAGGCTGAGTCAGATTAACTTCAAAGCGGTAGGTCTTAGGCTGTTCTGCCTGAGTTATTCCGGGCCGTTGGTCTGCTGAAGCCCAAGGAGGGACATTGCTCTGGCCTGTTGCAAGGAGGTTTAGACCTAGCTGAATAACTCTACTCTCTGATCGTGCGTAGGTTGGAAGGCTTGCGTCCTCTTGATTAAGGTTGCGGTAGAAGACTACTACCTTGAAGCCTCCCCCGGTAGCCAGAAGATCAGCCACCTCAGTAGCACTCAAGGTTATGTCTGCGGAGAATGTCCCATCCGTCTCTATAACTAACCCCGGAACAGGGTTGTTATCGTGTCCGGCCATTGCTGCATCTTTACGAGCGCCATCTGAGCAAGGATGAATCGAATAGAACAGTCGTGAAGGCCTGCCCCCCCAATATTTCCCGGACACTTTGAAAGTAGCGGAGCCATTGGGCTGGATATGCGCAGTCTTCCCTGCACCGAAAACCATGATAGCACCTTCAGAAGTAACATTAGCATTAGTGTATTCTGAAATGCCTTCGCTCTCAACGGAGTTATCAAACCCATTCCAGTTAGTCGGAGGTATCGACTGGTCCTGAAGGTCGATAGGAGAGGACATGGGCTTCCCTCCTATATAGGCTGTCACGTAGTCGATGCCGCCCTCCCTCTCCTTAAGATACTGAACAGGGTCACCATCGAAGCGATAGGCGAAGGCTGTAACTATATTGCCTCCGCTCTGCGCTGAACCTACCGACTTAAATATACGATGGTTCCCTTGGTATTCGCCAGAGTTGAGGTTTCGGGTGTTCGCTGTCCTCAAGCAAATAGAGCTACCATCAGCGGCTGTTCGATAAGTGAAACTCACAACTTCACAGCCCTTACTATTCGGTCCTACATTATCCCTCACTACTTCCATAAGGGAATCTCCGGACCCCGCATCCCTGCCTCCAAAAGCGATAGCAGGAAAGTCCGCAGAGTCACCCCCTACCGCTCCGTTCGAGACAGTTAAATGATCTGCAAAGCCAGCAGCCGGACCTCCGTCATCTCTAAGGAGGACCTGCCAGTGGTCTCTATTCTGAAGCTCTCCGTCCGGCGGGTCGAAGGTGTCTGAGAAGGGCGCATCCACAACCTGAGTCCTAACAACTAGCTCGTTAGCCAGTGCCGCTATGCTCTCTCTCACTGAAGCATCCATAGGCATGAAAGGGAAGCCCATGTCTCCTAGGTTTCCCTGACCTGAAGGGACGCCGATCAGGGAGAAAGGAGCCGCTTGAGTGGGGTCGTCAAAGACCTCTACATTACGATACTTCCAGTCTCCTTGGCTATCCCACCCTGCTATAGTGTTGGCTCGCTCATTCGCAGGCTTAAGAGTATCAGCGGTTTCTGGAGGCGGGACCATCACAGCACGACTGAGGATGTTGTCCTCTAAGTAGACCCTCTGGTCTTGAGTCTCTTGAGACAGAAACAGAAGCTGCCGCACCACCAAATTAATATTAGAGGAGACGACATTCCCGGACTGCTGCTCTGCTAGTAGGTCGTTGTCAGGGGTTTCCCTGTTAACCCAGAAGTCCATGATCTCGGCAGTGTCTGTGTCCAAGTCCAACAGACCGTCATGTGCCCAAGTGAACGCGGTGAAAGCCGACCAGTCTTCCTCACTGGGGAGCTTGGAATAGACCTTCACATGGTCTCGGTTAATGAAAGAGAAGGGGACCGCTAGGTCGCTGCTGCCTGCCGGGGCTGCCAATATATAGTTACGGCTCAAGAAGATGGGCATAGGTAAATCAATCCTTTATCTTAACTAAAAAACCACTTGCTCTGTAAGACATTTTCAATATCGAAGCTGCCTCTATCTGGAAATTCACAGCCAGCAGCTTTGGCCAGCTCGTGCCAGTTCCTATAATCAGCAGACTCCCCTCCGTCAACCCCTGAAAATAGATGAACAGGATTTAGGAGAGGGTCTTCCTTATACATGTCCACGAAGGACGCCCTCAGCGCCTTGTTCATCAGCTCCACCTCGGAGGGACGGACCATAACACAGTCGTGGATTGCCCCCACGCAGCTCCCTCCGGCTCTCTTGAAGTAACAGATTGCCCGGGCGAGGTGGGCCGAATCTAGAGAGTGGATAAAGTTAGCGACTATCCCTGTCCGGTGTGCCTTTGGGTCTACCTCATCGGAGTTGGTTATCAGGGTCAGCCTGCGCACGGTATCTGGAAGGTGGAACCCCTTTAGCTTGAGCTGCTTCCTCTGTGCCTTCGACTTGGCCTGCGTAACCCACAGTCCTGTGCTTCCGTAAGGGCCTGTCCTCCAGCTCAGTCCTCTCTCGCCTACCCACTTCCCTATTTCCTGCAAGGTGGTCATTGTCTCCATCGCCTTGGGAATTTGAGGGGCGATCTGCCCGTGGATAACCGCAGCCAGTTTGGTTATGTCAGAGTTGAATAGGGGGTGATCGTGGAGCGGCCTATTCTGGAAAACCTCATAGCCGTCCGCAGTGTAGGAGTGCCAAGGAGATTCGCAGGGGCTGGCTGTAGGGACCGCGAGTTGCTTGAGGACTGCTTCCTTGACTGCCTTTCTAATTGCTTCTCTCGTGCCTCCGTAAGGGAGAACCATGACAGGCCCTTTGCAGACTGAGCGGTCGATAAACCCTCCGGCCTTGAGAAAGCGAGACGCCCAGACGTGATCTGCTTTATTGACATCGTGATATTGTTGGTTCAGGTGCAGCACCCCATTCGACGCTGCTAGTGCAACTCTCTTATATATGTCCTCTGCGCCCTCCTCACTCCCTTCCATAAGGTTCACAGCTTCAGCCCCCTGCTCATCCCGCATTAGCGCAGACAGATGTTGGAGACCGTTGCAGGTCCCATCTAGTTGGATAGGGATGCAGTCCCCTTCCCCCTTCCTCACAAGCATACCATGTGCAGCAGCCGTGTGGGGTTTCCCATCTGAATCCAGCGTAGCAAGATGGTTCTCGATAACGTCAAAGTCGGTCCTGTGGGGATGTTCGGTAGGAGGAAACATCAACAGGCTCTTTCCTAGGTCCCCACTCTGAGGCGTGACCCAAGGCGTCCGGTAATACATCCGTCCCCTAAAGTCCATGTTCACGGGTAGATAGATAGCTTCTTCTGAGGCGACCCTCTTATGGTGTTCAATCCTCAGCCTGTCTGCCATGTCCCCCTCGGCTGCGATCTCCTTCACGGTGTCACTCTGGAGCCAGTCTGTATTCACCTGCCAAGGCGTCTCCGCTAGAGGCAATGCTCCCCTCTCCCAAGCAAACGTCCCCTGTGGATTCGTTATCATTCCCTTAGGTGGCCGCTGTCCGGTAACCTTCCGATGCTTCACAGTGAGGTAGTCTCCGTCCACAGGAGGAACGATCATAGGCTCTGGCGCGAATCCACAGCTAACCCACCTCTCCACGTCCCTTGCGATTGCCTCAAGGGCTGCCGGGGATAGGTTAATCATCTTGGTTTTTCTCTTCCTACGGCTAGCCGAGTAGGTCACCTTGTCAGAGACGATAAACCAGCCTCCCACCTTCCAAGCAACATGCAGGAACATCAAAGCGAATGCCATCCACAACTGCCTGTGCTGGCCACTCCCTCCGTCTGCCTCATCCTGCCAGCATAAGGCGAGGACGTGCCAGTCTGTATCGTCAGGGGTTCTTTTCAGCTCAAGCCTACGCGGTCGGCCTTTATAGTCGGTCACCTCGTAGACCCTCTTGCCCGAACCCATATTCTTTAGGGACTCCCCCCCTCCACGCCGCTTGGCTTGTGGCTTCACCTGTGATTGGAGCTGGAGACTTATCCGGGCGAGGCTCTTTCTCTGCTGCCATAGCTCAGGCCGTGTCTCCCGGACAGCCTGCATTGCCTTTGCCCCCTGAACGTGCGTAATAAACTGCCCGCTCACAGTATCTCTAAGGATGTCCGCTGCGTAGGTGAGGGCTGCGGTCAGGGAGGTTCCATGTGCGCCTGTCTTATCGGCTGCCAATCTAGGGATGACTGCTCCCATGAAGGCCAGCGCTAGGTCCTCAGCGTGGGTGGTTTCCTGTTCAGAGATGACGCCCTCAACATCCCTGCCGGGACTGGCTCCTCTCAGAATCCAGTGCATCAGCGGGAGGAGGGGTTTCTCTCTCTGGGATAGCTCCGCAGTAGGGGCATCCAGATGAAAGGCTACCTTCTCCATATCTCCTTCGATGTAGGCCTTCGCTACCGACCTCATAAGGGCAGCAATAGGAAGAACGTCCGCGTTCACCCATCTCTTAAGGACCGGACCCAGCCTACCCTTTTGGATAGCTGAGACCCTCCTACCTAATGCGATTTGTCTTTGGGTTTCCTCTCGGGCTATCTGCCTGTCTTCAAGGCTTTGCTCACTCGCCTTCATCATGGGAGGAAAGAAGGGATTGAAGGTTATCAATGAGGCGATCAATTTCCATCATGGCAATTTTAATCTGTGTCCTCCCAGAGCCAATCAACTCCGGGTCTCCGCGCTCATCACCATGGAAAAGCTCTACGTCTGCTCGCTTCAGGTGTGCGTTTCGTGTGTGCGTTAATTGCTGAAGGACTTTCGCTACAAACTGCCCAATGACCTTTTCGGTTTCGTCTGCGCTTCGGGTCTCTTGGCTGTCTCCCCCTCCTGCAAGATAGTCCCTTTTAATCATTGCGGCTTTGGCGTCTTCCACCTCAATTAGCCAATCCACCGCTTCTTTAGCCTGAGAGGGTAGGCTCTCCCCCATGACACTGAGAAGAACCTTACTCAGACCCACTTCCCTCTGTTTTTTCCAGACGTCGTTTAGGGCTGCTCTTTCTGGGCTACCAGAGGCGGCGTGTTTTTCTTCGAGAATCGCGGCGATCTTATCTTCGTCCATCCTCATAGGGTGCTTATGATGTGGGTTGTCTTTCGAGAACATTAGCTTTCATCCTTTCCCGTGTCAGTGTGCGTCTAGCTAAAGACTTCGTGTAGCCTCTCGCTCTCAACAAGTCAAACGCTAATTGATAAGGCAAGTGGACGACCCACTCATTAGTACCTTTCTTGGTGAGCTTCTTAAATTCCTTTAGGGTTATGGTCATCTGTTAATACCTTTTGGGTTTCCTAGAGAGGTCAAAGGAGGTGCGCTCGCCCATAGCCGAGAGGGTGTGCCTCCTCTCCCTGATCTGCTCTCTCCCCATCCGCTCTTTAGCAATACGGTAGGCCTGTTCAAGGAGGCGGGGATTGCATCTGACGATCTCCAAAGCAGCTTCTTCTACTATGTGATGCACTCTCGGGTCGTGGCTTCCGCTCAGGTCCAGCATCCAATAAATTTCGGCCAGCTTAACCTCATTAGAGAACCCTTTGGCTTCCATAAGGGGAATGATTCTGAGGAGTTTGTCATATACGTTCTCTTCATTCGAGCGTCTCTCGTCCCAGCTCATCTCGCTACTGCCCTCTCTAGATCTTCTCTATCGACCCCTAAATATATGGCTGTTGTGGTTATGTCTGCGTGGCCTAGAAGGGTCTGAACCACTTTCAGGTTCTTGCCTGATCGATCATAGGCCTCAGTCGCGAAGTAATGCCGGAGTTTGTGAGGTGTGAACCAGACGGGAAGGTAAAGCTCCTTGCGTCCTTTGTCCCATTGCGCCCAAAAAGTTTTATAGGGGACGTGCTTAACAGAGCCGCCCTGCATAACTAGGTCTCGGGCAAGGGGACTAAGAGGAATAGCCCTTTCGTGGCCGCCTTTGCCCTCCACCCATACCCAAGCCTCAGTGTCAGTATGATAGTCAGATAGAGCTTCTTTCTCAATCCGCATCCCTGTCTCAGCTAGAAACAGGACCAACCATGCGCTATCGTGTAATCCCTTACCCTCCATCCAATCGGCCATTGCCTCAATCCACTCTCTCTGGACTCGCTCCCTCTGTTTTCGGGGGGGAGTAGGTGCCTTAGGCCAGTTGGCAGTTGGGACCCCAGCTAGGGAAAGCATCGTCTTGAAGGCGTTGTATTTGGCCTGCACCGTGGAGCGTTTGCCACTGAGGCGGGACAGAATACGGGTCCCTGTAGTGGGGCCTAGATCGGTGAGTTTTGTGTCTCCCCCTTGCGATAGACAATCGAAGCAATGAGTGCATCTCGACCGCATGACCTTTGCAGAGGGACCTGAGGCTTCCCAGAATTGATAGGCTTCTTCTAGGGCGTCGTGTAGGGTTTTCAATTCGGTTACTCCTATTCCTCTTGTGCCTGTCTTACCAGCTCCATATAGTGCTGTAAAGGGTCTTTCTTAAAACCCCCCGGCCCCTTCAATGCTCTCACACGTAATTCCTCCAGCGTAGGACCTGCTATGAGAGGGGCGAGGTTTTGGAGTTTATCGAAGTGTTCCCGTTCGACCCTTTCTTGCTGCCTCTCTGCCCAAGTCATTCCCCAAGCGTCCCGTAAAGGCCAAACATGATCACCGCTCTTGCGGTCTCGGTTAGGTTCACAGTGTTTCATTTTAGTCACTCCTTTTTGGTGAAACTAAGGTGTGCCGATCTAACTCGAATTCCCCACGATTAGTCCTAAGCAGGACCTTTTGTGGGTCTTTCATAGTGTGAACGTCCAGCACCTTGCGGTTTCCGTAAAGATATATCTCACTCCCTACTGTCAGCCTGACAACTCTTTTGTAGCCTTGCTCTATTGCGTTGTTCATTTCCCTATCTCCTTTTATTTAATCCTCTGAAAGCCTCCTATTCATAAGCCATGCGCTGCCAAAAGAGATATTGCCCATAGTGGTCTTCTAATTCGCTAGTCACATAGCGTTGGGTCCTATCTTGGCAACCGCCTTTAAAGTGCCCAGCGTGCCAATATCCGCACTTGCTGCACTCTTTATAGACTTCGGCGTCAAATTCCTTAGACATTCTTCTATCTCCTTTTATTTAATCCTCTGAGAGCCGTCCTGTGACTTGCGCCATAACAGCGAGCATAGAGAAGCCTCTTTCGGGTCCTGCGGTCAGATATACTCCATATCCATTGAAAGCGCAGTTTCCAAAACTGGGTTTTTACTTTGGTAAGCCACTTGGACCACATAGATTTATCTCCTTAATAAGTTGTCTTCGTCCGGGAAGGGAGGCGGCGCCTTGCCCTCTTTTTTATCTTGCCCAATCCAGCTATCCACCTCCCTTGTAATGGGTGATAGGTTGCCAAACTGCTTTGATAGTCTCCAATGATAAAGAAGACGATAAAGGGTAAGGTTACCAGACCGCATACGGGCCTCACTCTTGGCTTTCTGCTTACAGGCTGGCGAGCAAAAAATCTGATCGCGGCGCGTGGGCGGGAACATCGTCTCGCATGTCCCACAAGGGCGTTGTTTATGGCTGACTGTCATCAGTAATAGCCTCCCTCGTCATAAATTTCATCGATGGAGGCCTGTCCAGCACCCCAAGCCAAGCGGAAACGCTGCCCTTCAAAGTCAATCCACTTAACAGACTTCTCAACTTCTATCTTAATGGCTCCCAACTGGTTATTACTCCGGAATTGGTCACCAAAGCGGCGATTGCATTTGCGGTAGCCTGTCCGCATCCTGTGGAGGGCTAGGTTGAGGTATTCGTCCATACGCCCGTTAAGGTAAAATTCGCAAAAGGTTTCCCTGTCATACTCTTCCGGAATGTCTTCTCTTGCTTTCTGGATTATATACCTAAAGGCTTCGTCCTGATCATGGGGAAGGGTGGCCATACTATGCGGCCCGTTCCACCCATCCCAGTCTGAGAACATGTTCACAAGGTCGCTTGCTAGGTTCTCTTCTGGACTATAGTAGTTAGAGGTTCCTAGGTCTCCCCATCTCCCCCGACAGTGCCATACACCCCCTAAGGCCTCTATCTCATCCCACACAGGCCCCATATTAGACAGCCCGTTTTGATGCTCGATAAGGTCATGCGCTATCATAAGCCCGTCCCGATCTGCTGAGAAACCATCAAAGCTAGGCGTCCCCTCAATCTTGAACCCTAGGCTCGTGTCATACTCATCTGAGCAAGCCTCTAGTGTTACATATCTCATTTCGGTTACTCCATTTAGGCACTATTGCCATAGAGACCTAGGAAGGGTTATCTCCCTAGGCCTTTAGGCAATAGCTCTTAACGAACAGCGAAGCCTCCGCACCCTTCCCCAGTTTCCCGAGGCTGAGTATGGCCGAGGCTGGCCTTTAGGTAGTCCCTAACAGCATTCCGCCTTATGTCGGGACTTGTTGCCGCAAAGCTAGGTGACCGATAGCCTTTCCACGTCAAAGCTGACATGACAATCCAGTAGGTAACGTAACGGCTTTTCAGCCAGTCCAGTGCTACCTCCCTAGCCACCAGCTTTCCTACAGGTAGCCAAGGGTCACCTGCACCGTCCTGAGGCGGGTTGTCCTTTACCTCCTTAGCAAAGGCACTAATCAGCTTCTTTTCAGCTTCCCTCGTGGTTACGTCCAAAAGAGCTTTCTTAGTGAGACACTTCCCAGTTTCCCGGTCGAAGGTAACAGGCTTGTCACCTATTGGGAAGCGGCCCGATGGCGTGGTGATATAACAGATACCCTTTTCACTGCCACAATACCATTTAGACGGCAAATAGGAATGAATGCGGTCCCTAGTAGTCAGCGTATTCCAGCCCCCGGTATTGACTGTAAGGCGGCCCTTTTTGTGGTCCTGAATAAGAATGTCCGTAGCGTGTAGCCTTATGTGGTCTAACCCCTTCGGCCCCTGATAGCGGAAGGTATTGTTCGCCACCTTTTGAACGTCTTTCATTCCCAGCTCTAAGCCGTGATCGTTGTTGATACGCGCAATGGCGTCTGTTTTAGTCCATCTCATTATGGTTACTCCTTTAGCGTGATTGCTGTAGACCCTTATAGAGGTGCCCCCTCTTGCTGTCAAGAAAAAAATAAAGGGCTGAACACAGGGGCAGACAAGGGCATTAGGATTTGGTGAATGGCAATAGTGGTTTCAGAGATACTATGTAGTATATCTAATAGGTAGCTAGAACAATAAGTTAGGCTAAGTTTGCACGCCCCCCGGCAAAGATACGCCCCCCCTACCCCCTATGAAGGCCCCCCAAGGGGGGAAACTCAGTGGTCGCCTTCGCGTATATGTAGGGGTTCAGATTTTTGTGCTATTTTTTCTGGGAGTCTCTAGGCCCTTGGGAGCGGATTCCTGTAGTGTATACCTCATCAGCCCCACACAGAGAACAGTATCCTCGGTGCCATTGATGGCCGGGGCAAGCGATCTCTTTCTCGATTCTCCCCAGCCGTAGTCTCCATAGCCGCATCCTTGTAGGCATGTCTTCCTTGAGACCCGTGAGGACGATCTGAGGCAGGCCCTCATCCCAGTTGACCCCTGAGGCGGTGGAGGATTCCACACAGGAGGCCGGGACAGCTTCCTTGAAGTAGGGAGACCACTCAGACCTCCTATCCCAAAGCTCCTTCGTCATCTGGTCCCAGTCCTCGTCTGCCATCATTGTTTCATCGAGGCAGGCATACGCACAGGAAGTATCTAGCCAGAGCCTCTCAAGGTCCTTGATAGGGGTTCCTTTTCCGAGAGGAGGGGAAGGGAGGGGAGTCACTCTTCCGCCAATCCTTCCTTCAACCATCCCAGAACTTCCCCATAGTCTGCGTTCCCTAGCAGAGCTTGTCGGGGAGAGGGGGACCCCTCCTCTTCGAGAACGAGGGTAGGGACGCCCTTGAGGGAAACCGCTAAGGCAGCCTCTGAGTCTTCGTCAATGTCGATCTCCTGAAGCTCTATTCCCCACGGTCCTTCCTTCTTCAGAACAGAGTGTAAGGTTTCCCGGAAGAACTGACAGGGGCGGGACCATGAGGCCGTGTAGAGTTTGAGTTGCCTAGGCACCCTGAATATCATCCTCAGAGAGAGATATCATCCACGTCCCTGAAAGCTGGGCATAGTCTGTAGTGGTGTTGGGGCGGGGGTCCACATTCACCGGCCTTAAGTAGACGCGAAGGTTTCCATCCACAGGAGCTACGAAGGGGCCTGTCCCATCATTGTTAGGGGAGAGGGGGAAGTCCCTCCTGACATCATCGTTTACGGGGTTCGTCCATACAGGGACTCCTGACCCTCCAGCCAACCAGTGCCCCCGGTAAAGGAGCGTATGGGCGTCTTCAGAGTCATTGTCCACGCCTATGCCATCCCATCGCCCTTGAGGGTCTGTAAAGGAGATAAACACTTCCATGTCTGCTATGGTCGCCGCATCCAGAATCCGGCCAAAGAGAGACAGCTCCGAGACCACCGTTCCTGCCCTTATGAAGTAGCCTTTATGCTCCCACTCCTGAGTAGGGTCAGCTCCAAATCCTGAGGCCTCATTCCATTGGTAGTAGCCGAACGCGTAGTTATCGTCTGCAGCTGCGGCCACCCAACGCGCATCGTTGTAGCAATAGACCCGTCCTCCTATAGGAAGCTGTTGATAATAACGGGGAGATGGTCCTGCGTCCTGTCCGGGTTCTCCTTGCGGACCTTGAGGTCCTGTAGCCCCTTGGGGTCCTTGGGGACCAGCTGCGCCGTCCTGACCAGCCGGGCCTTGCGGTCCGGGCAAGCCGGGCAAGCCTGCATCACCTTGTGGACCTGCCGGGCCGGTTTCACCCTGCGGTCCTGTTGGACCTGCCTCGCCTTGGGGGCCTGTGTTTCCTTGAGGGCCGAGAGGGCCTTGTGGTCCGGGGGAGCCAGCGGGACCTGCCGCACCGGCATCTCCTTTCTGCATGGGAAAGAAAAACATCTTAATGCTCCCCTGCGGTTACTTTGGCACCTGCTGGTCCAAACACGGTTATAGCATTAGTGATCTTCCCGGCCCATCCCGTAAGAGGAGCAAGGGAAATACACTCATACCCATTAGGAGCCGCTTGGTTACCCCATAGGTTTATCCAGAGGGTAGCAGTTGAGTTAGGGTTGAAGATGAATCTCTCCTGCACTGCATTGAAGGTTACCTCAGGGAATAGGGTCTCAGAGGAACCTCCCAACGCAGCTATACAGTGGGACGTTAATTCGGCGCTTACGTTTGCCATGCTTCTGGGTCCTTTCTTGTATCGGTCTTCCCTTCCTCCTGTAACCTTTTTAATTCATAGACATCCGCATGGGAGTTGTAAACGGGGACGCCTTCAAAGAGGAACCTTTCACGGGCCTCGTGTTCTAGGCAGGTGATGACAGCCTTAAAAGCTGTGGCGACCACTTCGGAATCTGTCATGTGAGGAGAGAGTCTCCACCAGCGCCCGTTCCAAGGTAGGGGGTTGCCGGTGTGGTTGCATGTCCCGTCTGGGCAGGTCACCCTGACTTGAGGCTGTTTAGGATTAGAGCATGAAAACTCCATCTCGAATCCCGGGTAGGAAACCTTGTCGATGAGAGCCTTGAGGCTGTAGAGGGATTGGCGATGAGCTACCATGCGACCATAGTCCCCAATAATCCCACAAGGCCAGCTAGGATGGTCAATGCCGCCATAACCTTGCCTGCGGGCGTGTTGTAGTACATGTCCTTGCCATAATAACGGTAGGAACCTCTTGAGGCCGTATAGACCCCGAAAGCTCCCGTAGCTAGCCACGAGGACAACATTACCATAAAAGTAGTCATCTCAACGGTCTTCCTTCTCTCGATCTGTCCATAGGATGCTCTGAGGGAGCTTCTTCCCCCAAGATAGGTTGCCCCATCCTCCTACGGGCTTCTTTAATTCTTTCCAACTCTTCCTCCAAGGCCTGCTCCCGTTCCTTGCTCTGAGCGTCCTTGAGAGTTTGAGCCAATGCGTCTACAAACCTCTTAGCACCTGACGCGAGGCTGTCAACCCGGTCATTAAACTTAACGGCATCCCTCTGCTTAGCCATGCGGGTGAACTGGTAGGTGAGGCGGTAGAATCGACGCTTGGCTTCCTCCACGTCCTTATACTCATTCACGTCCCTAAAGTCTCGGCGGAGAGCCTCAGCATTGACTACAAGGCGGTGTGTCGAGGTGAGGGTCTCAAGGTTCTCGACTATCCGTTTCTCCTTCATTACCTGAGGCGCTCGCTCATCGGTCACCTCTGCGGTTACCTTCTTCTCCTTGAGCTTGGGAGCTAGGAGGGTGGAGAACATGCCTTGTCCGAAGTTGCTCTCTACGAACACCTCCTTCACGCCCCACGTCTTACAGTCGTTAGCGATTGATTCTAGGACGGAATCTGTGTGACCTTCCAATGAGGAGCCTCTCCAAAGTAGGAATACCCTTCCCCCCATCTCCGCTAGGATAGACCACGAGGTCTCATCTGAGCCTTCTCCTGAAGGGTCTACTTCGCAGATAACCCGGTTAGCTTCTCTCCAGTCGTCTACCAAGTGAGGGGCATACACTGTACTGTCCCCTTGAAGACTATCCACATGGATGTCCTCAAGACGGTTAGCTGCTAGGGGTGCCCACTGAAGCGTGGCAGGCAGTTTGACCTTATCCCCCGGCAAGGCGGGAGGGGCAATGTCCATAACCACAAGGTCCCTGATCTTGAGAGGATGTTGGGAGCTGAGGCCTGCATCCATCCACATCATGAACTGACGCTCAAATTCCGTTTTACCCCACTCAAGCTTACGCTGATCGATGTCCGCTAGGGAGAATCGAGTAGGCTCCGTAGAGGTTCCTGCGAGGTGGGGGTTGGCTTGGAGCGCCTCTGCGACCATAGGGGCAAGGCGGTTACCATATTTGAGAAGCTCGTCCTTCTTGGGGTCTTCGTCCCTGTGAGGGTGGAGGATGGGATAGATACGAAGCTCATAGCCCTTCTCATCCGCATATTCTTTGTAGACCGTCTGCTCGTGTTGGGCTGTCCCTAGGAGGAGCATATCTCCCCCCGGCTTTAGGATAGCCCCTGCCAGCTCGCCCATACGGGTTCTTAGCTGGACACGTTTGGTTTCGGTCTCTGAGGTGTTGGGAATCTCAAGGTCATCGCCGAGGATGAGGGTTGCGCGTTTACCCGTGATCTGGCCGAAGATAGAGGCGGCGGCGAAGGATTCATCTTTAGAGGCGGGCGCTCCTCTTACGTCGAACGCTAGGGCTGACTGCCTCTGGTTGGTGGTGGGAGCCATGTCCCTCTTGAGCCAGTCAAACTCAGTGACCATCTGAAAGGCAAAGGTGGCAATCGCTGAGGCGAACCTGTCCGTTGCCGAGGTGACGAGGACCTGCTCTGACCTGTCCTCCCGGAGACGGAAGACCCCGTAGTCAGTCGCAACGTAGGTCTTTGCTGCACCACGGAAAGCCATTAGAATCTTACGGGCACCTACTTCCCCTGTCAACATGGTGGAGCCTTGGAGGGATTCCTTTAACGACTCCTCCTCGATCTGCCTCATGGCGCGGTGGTCATCGAGGTAGTGAGCGAAGTCGTACTGTAGTGGGGTAGGGTCAGGAAGCCCTAGCGTCCGCCACGTCTTGAACAGGAAGTTAGGGAAATAGGAAAGGGGGTCTTTAGTCATCTATCTCAAGCCATATTTTACGAAGGGTTCCGGGAGCGTTCTGCTTAGCGACTCTAGTAGCTGCGCTCTTAGCGCAATCTGGCCAAAGCTCAGCCTCATCGTATAGGACCCTCTGACGCTTCTTACGCGGGTGGTAAGCCTTATCCTCGGGGTCTGGCCGCCTCCGAGAAAGGAAGAGACCGTCGCCCATATAGATTGCCCACTGGAAGAACCTTTTAGTCATACTGTCTCAAGCCATACCTTATGGATAATTAGTTTTCCCTTAGAAGGGAGGAGATTGTAAGAGACACACAGATAAGCACCTCTCTCAGAATCCCACTCCCTTAGCACTCTCTGTTTCACGCTATCGGATATTGCTTCCAAGGGAGCTGGTAGTGAGGACCGTCCTTGAGCGATCTCCAATCACCGCCCCATTCAATCGGAACATTCAGCTCCTTAGCAGCCTGCTTCATGGCATCTGCGATCTTGTAATAGAGTGGCCAGTCCCAAGAGACCTTGCCTCCGACATAGGCTCCTAGGTCCACGGCGTGGGAGACCCTCTTGCCCGTATCTCCATTCTTGGCTCGCTTCAGGAGGTGACGACTGTTCATCGTCTTGGAAGCTCCCGCTGCGAATAGCTGCCGCTGGCGCTTGGGAGTGCGGCCAGTCTCAAGGACCGTAAAGTCTACCTCTGTGATTCGGATAGCACGCATGACCACGCGCTGCAAATCAGGGTGGCACTGGCTGAGTCTCCGCATCGAGCGGGCGGAAAGGTTATACTTGTCGGTGACGCGCAGGGTCATAGGTCTTTTCCTTTTCTGATCATGTGGAGGGTATCCTTGAAATAGAACTTCACCTCCGACCATCCTCCAGTTACCTTCCACCCTTCCCGTATGATGAAGTAGGGGATGAGGATAGGGGAGAGGCAAAGGAGGATTAGACCCATGATTCGGGTCTCTAGTTTGTCTTGGTTCATTGCATGGTCTCCTTTTGCACGGTGCCTGATTGAGCATCAAAGGGAAACTCCTCAGCGGCCCTCTTTGCGGTCTCGCCAAAGTCACCCTTCTTGACTGCGTTAAAGTCAATAGAGTTTTCCTTCAGGAGGTCGAGGATGAGGCGCTTCTCTGCGACTGGCATCTCGGCTGCTCTCTCGGGGTCTTTGATGGTGTCGAGTAGGTTCTTTACCAGATACCTGAGGAGCTGAACCTCAAAGTCTTCTGGTAGGGCGGCTTCGTCAGAGTTGGATGACATAACGGATTACCTCTAGGCTGGTGATGATGAATACGATTACTGCGGTCGCGCCCGTAGCCTTAGACTTCCAAGCATGAAGCGCGTCTATCTTCCCGTCCAACTCTACCTGACAATCTTCCAACCTGACAAGGCGGGGGTTAAGGTTGGCGACTAGCTGGTCCAGTTTACCAGACATCTCGCCTATTGCATAGTGCAGGCTATTAGGGGGACGCCCTATAGTAGGTTCTAGATCGTTCATTCTTCGCGGTTTCCTTTACCGTTGTAATCATTACATTATACCGACCACCTTCTAAATCGACCTCTCCTTCCCCCTATAACCCCCATCCTCTTATTCCTTCTTATTAGGGATTCGGGGGGAGGGGGTTGCTCCTTATTAGGGTCTCTTAAGAGGGTAACCTTATAGGGGGTGCCTATATACAAGCTACCAGTGGAGGAGGTTGATATATAAGGATAATACTAGGGGGCTACTCCTCCCCTTCAAAGAGGTCTAATAGAGCGCCTGTCGCCCCCTCTCGAACCTGATCTTGGAAGCCGCCCACGTCAACCCCTCTCGTTTCTAGTTGTCGAGGGTCGTTTAGAGCTTGCTCAAAAGGCAGGTCGTTAAGGTAGGCCCTATCCCCCTCCTTAGCCCTAGCAGTAGCGAGGTAGTTAAGGGCGATTGGAGAAGCCTCTGCGATCTCAGCTTTAATCAGCCTATTATATTCAGTGGTCAGTTGGGAGACTAGGAAGGGTCTATTGAGGTCTCCTCGTGAGGTCTCTGCCCTCGTGGCTGAGCCGTCTACTGCCTCCTGATATTCAGGACTGTTTATCAGCTCCCGCAAGGCCGCCTCATAAGTTAGCCCTGTGTCAGGATGCTGGTAGGTCTGCTTTACGCTGTGGAAATGATCGTAGAGACTATAGCCGTCCTCTAGGATAGCCTCCTGCGCATCGAAGAACCCAAGAGTCACGTCCGATTCCCCTGTAGGGAAGTACCCCGTTTCCTGATACAGGTCGTACAGCTCATCCATGATGTCGTCTACAGCCGGATTAGAGGATGAGAAAGAGAAGGGGAGAAGCCCTCCTGCTACATTCTCAGGACGATCAATAGGCTCTCCTAAGATATTCCGGGCGGGTTCAAGCCCTCTAGAGAGACCGGGGACAGTTGCCTGTATGTAGTCCGTCCATGTGTTCTTAAGGCGTCGCCTATTATCGAGAAGAGGGGTTAGGTTCTTCTGGGCAACGGCAATACCAAAGGGAGCTAAGTTAGAAGCGATGTTAGCAGTAGTCCGCTTAAAGTATTCTCCGGGGTCCACTAGAGGGTTCGAGGAGAAGTTAATCAGGTCGGAGGCTGCCCGTAGGGCGGCTCTGTCCATCATCCACTCGGCCATTGCTGCAACGCCGACCCCAAAGGATTCGTAGGCAGACTCTTCATCGTCGGTGTGTTTGGTTACGTCTAGAAGCGTAGCGGGTATGGATAGTAGCGCCCCTAGCACATCAAGCCTGTCAAAGGACAGCCAGCCATCTCCAACTTTGAGAGAGTAGGGCTGTATCCCTTTCTCCTGCCACGCCTTACGGTCACGGGGATTAGAGGGAAGGGCACCTGTGATGTAGCCCTCTTCGGCCAAATAGGCCCCGGCAGCAAGCACAGAGGTTCCCATGACTGTTCGACCTGCTGCGTCAGCTTGTGCTATCGGCCCCATTTTCCCTGCCAATTCGTCTCTGTAGTGCTTCCGGAACAGGTTAACTCCAGAGCTTTTATAGACGAGGTGCATCCCGTTCATGGGGACATTATAGATAGGGAGGATAAAACGCATCCAAGGGTGGTTGGCTCGTAGACCGTTTACTCCTGACGAGAATTTGCGGAAGGCTGTTCCGGCCCGTCCCGGAGTTTTGGTGAGGGTGAGAGTTTCGGCTCTCTCAAGGGCTGTCAGATCGGACAGTTTCCCTGTCTCAGGGTCAAGGGCTGCCTGCATCCTCTCCTTTACTAGCTGCTCAATCTCACGAGGCTCTGTTATTTCCCTCAACGCTGCCTCTTCAACGGCCCGTGCTTTTACTTCCGTGAGGCCTATCTTTGTTTTGGCAAAGTCGTCCATCCCTAGCATAACCCTCCCCGCTGCGCGAGGCCATAGGTTCATAAGGTTGCCAAGCCCATAGAGGCTCCTATCGACAATACCGTCTTCCATATTGAAGGGGACTGGACCATAGCCACTTACTGCATCCGTAAATATAGACCCTCCTCCTATAGAAGTCTGACCTTGTTGTGCTGATCTGATGGAGTTACCTACGGCCAGAGCAGTTTCGTCACTGACACTCGCCCGTGCAAAGTTACTCAATGCGTGTTTTACTTGCGTCCCGGCCATCATATCCTTAGCGGCATTGAAGGCTTCGGCTTGGGCGATACGAGTAGCCCGGTAGGAGAGGTGAAGGTTTTTAGCGATCTCAGCTTGTGTTTGCCTCGTCTCTTTCGTGGCCGCTACGGACAACAGTCTGGAGCCTACCTGTCTGTAGCCCCTCCGCCAAGTTGCCATTAGAGCCGGACCCGTAGCATTAAGGGCGTAAGTTTTCAAGCCGGAGAGAAGGTTAGCTACGTATAGATTAGCAGCCGACTGCACGACATATCCAGCAGAGTTAGGCCGCTTTATCAGATCACCTAGCTTGGCGTCCAACATCCCGAACTGTTTCTTAGGGTCCCCTCCCGTAAGAGACCACTCCTCTAGCCACCTCTGAACATCCTCAGGGGAATCAGGTAGGGAACCTAAGTCGGCTTTTTCGGGGATTTGAGTCAGGTCAGTCACATCCTCCCCTGCTTCTGCCAGCTCGTCTGTGGCTTGGGTTTTGTCCAGCGGACGGCCCTCGACACGAGTTTTAAGAGCCGACTTAAACTCCTCGATATACGTATCTGCGTCAGGGAGTTGGTTTATGCGAAGCACCCTACCGCCCTGCGCCTGAGCTTGTTTAATGCCGTGGTGGATAGCATACAGGTTATGGATACCTTCCGCAGCGTCCACCCAGAAGTCAGGAGTGGCAGAGGCATAGTCTACGCCTAGGATGAACCTACTATTCATTTCGCTTTGGACGCGCTTGTATGCTGTCCGCACTCCCATAAGAGCCGCGACTTGGGTTATGCCCTGCGTGGCCACCCTCTCTGAAAAGGCGAGCAGGTCCTCAGGAGTTGTTCCTAAGTCGTCAGCTATCTGCTGTGCAGTGACTGCTACGTCTATATCCTTGAGAACAGTCTTTTGATCGATCTCCCTGCCCAGAGCCGCCATAAGGGATTCGGCGTCCTCAGGGGTTCCTAGTATTCCTATCCGCCCGCGAGCGTTGGCAAGCAAGTCCCGGCTAACGTCCTCCCAATCGAAATTAGAGATAGTCTCTGCCTTCTTCTCTTTAGGGGCCTTAACGAACGCATCGGATTCCTCTACTATCTCATCTAGCTCTCTTCTGCCAATCGTCCCTACAATCTCGTCACTCACCTCTTCTGCGGCTTGACCTGAGACTGGAGCTTCTGGGTCACGCTTAGGCAGCTTCAGCTCCACGATCTCCTCATCCACATCCCTAGTGAGAGAAGGCCCTTGGATAGGGTCTGAGGTGCCGTCACTGTTGTTTCTAAAGGCGATTGGAGCCTCGTCCCCTGCGTGTCTACCTAAGGCTGCTAGGGAAGTAGCTCCCCCTCCTAGAATACCTCCGCCTAGGCTAAGCAAGAATTCGGCTGTATCGTTCTCAGGGAAGAGGGCATTAGATACTCCTCCTCCGGCCCCGGCACCAGCAGCAGCTCCCAGCTCCCCTAAGGCGAATAGCCCCGGCCTTTTTGCGCTCTCCGCCGCTCCTCGGGCTAGCGTTCGTGGAAGCCATCTCTTACTCTGGAGAGCAGTCCTGACACCTGCCTGAGAGGCTGAGTTAAGTCTTCCACCCCATGCCAGAAACCCTGCACCGGGGAGGATAGACCCGCCTAAGGCTTGAGCAGCTATGTCTACTCCCTTCTCGACTGCCCCTGAAGGCGCTCCTACAGAGGCCTGTATAGAAGAACTTCTCCGCCATCCGAACCTCTCCGCAAACTGTTTGAGGCCTTCCTGAGAACTGGCAAAGGGAGTTTCTTCTCCCGTTATAGGAGAGGCTGCCCAACGAATCACGCCGGGAATTAAGCCTGCTACGTCTAAGGCCCCTTCGGAAAGGGAGGTGGCTGTATTGAGCGAGACCCTCCTTCCGGTAGAGACTCTCGGGGCGGTGGCTTCTCTGTTCTTCCGCTGATCTCTTTCGATATCCTCACGGCTCCTAACCGTAGGCGCGCGGAGGGGAGGGTTATCCAGAAAGTCTTCGTCGTTCAGCCCTTCGAAGATGTCTATAGAGTCTGTCATCGTTTCGCTCTCCTATTGCTAGAGGGCCGTGTAACTGATTCTCTAGAGATATTATTAGCTGTTTGTCTAATGAAGTTTTGAAGGGCAAGGGCGGCTTCGCGCTGCGCTCCGGCATAATCGTTCGGGTTCTTGGACAGATGAATCAACACTGCGTCCTGCATAGCCGATTCTGCCTGAGCGTCCCAATTGATGCTTCCTTTCCGGTCTGGGCTTAAGGCCCTGAATGTCCTCCCGGTCTTAGTCAGATTCCGGTGGGTGAGGAGTTTCCGCCTTGCCTCTATAACTTTCCCTTTAACGAATACATTTAAATCTGACCTACTGTCAATCTTTCTTTGGGCAGCCTCTTGCTCCGCTTTACTGATAGCCCTATTGGCATCGCGCTCATTCTTATTGGCCTGCCGCTCTGCGGTGGATAAGGCAGTATTGATTATCTGCTGGGCAGCAGCCGGGGCAACCACACGCTGCGTAACCATATTCTCAACTCGTGTCTGCAAGTCCTCGCTGTAGCCTGATTGGACAGCTTCCGTATACACCCTTAAGGTGGCGTTGGCTTGGGACGGGTCCTGTGATCTCCTAGAGATTATGGCGTTGTCTAGCCCTATCGAACCTTCTATTTCGGCCCTGACTTTAGCAAGGGCGGCATTCGCAACCGGAAGGGAATATCCTCTTTCCAGTAGAGACTTGCGGACCTCATTCGGACTTAAGTTAGCTTCGTTGATATTAGAGCCGTAGGTCTCGTAGATATGGTCCATCGCCTCGAAAGCCTGAGCCTCTCTTCGCAAGGAACGCTCCCTAACGCGCCGCATGATCTTCTGCTCTCTAGCTCTTCGTATCCCCGCCGCTGTTGCTTCGTTTCGTGAAGCCACTCCGGGCAAAGACATAAGGTTAGGACCATCGCCTATTCGCGAGAAAGGGGTTTCCTCATTGAGCCTGAAAGCTTTTTCGTCTCCGGGAAATGCCCCAAGTGGAGAACTTTGAGGACCGGCCACGCCTGAGGAACGAGTGACAGGAAAATCTCCGCCTATCTCTCCCGAGGCTTTTTCGGGGTTCAAGTATTGACGTTTCCCCGCCTTGTTCAATTTAAACACCGAGTAGTGGAGATGAGGACCTGTAGAGGTTCCGGCACCGGGCGTCCCTTTCTGGCCTCCGCTCAATCCGAATACCTGATCTGCCGCCACAAAGTCTCCTTTTTTGGCATCCAATCTACTCATATGTCCAACCGACGCGAACAGGTTAGGACCTATCCGTATCTCTGTGGTGAAGCCAAGGCCTCTCTTATTTCCTGAGAAGGTTACCTCACCGCCAAACGGGAGCTTGAGAGGGGTTCCCTGCTTCGCTCTGTAGTCCACTCCACGGTGGAAAGTGGAGGCCCCACGGGTAGGGCGCTTACGAGGCCCAAAGCCTGACGTTCTGGTGAATCCTGCAAAGGCCTTAGGTAGCCTCCCTTTGTGAGAACTGACCTTTACTGACGTTACTCTCTCTTGCTGTTTCTGAAACGTGGCGTCTCCCTTCAGGCGGCCGCTAGGGGCAGGAGCTTCAGAGGAGGGGGATTGTGCCGGGGCTTCTGGAGGGTCTTCCAGAGTTTCTAGTAAGGCCTCCACAGACTGCCCGAATGAGCGTTCTTCAGGAGGGTTAGGGAGAGCCTGCCCTGAACTAAACTCAGGAACAACCCGTCGCTCGCCTACCTTGGAGAGGCCGTTGAGAAGCTCAGGGGCGCTTTTCAAACTTAACAATTCCTCTGAGCCTTCGGCGCGGGCGAAGCCATCTATGATCTGTTCGAGTAGGCCTCTGTATTCAATCTCACTTCCGCCTGTTCCCCTATGCTGTTGCGCAACAGGGGCTATAGCTTGCAACGCTTGGTTGACAGTTATGTTCCCACCGACAGCAGCGTATTGCTGGCTCAAGGCCTCAACCCCCATAATGACTAGGTTCTGGTCTCTTTCTTGGACTATCCGGGTGGAGTTAGTGGCTACGTTAGATTGAAGGACCTGCGGGGTGACTTGCGCCTCTGCGGACTTGAACCCCGTTATAGCGTCCTCTCCCTCATACTGGAGGGCGATATCCCCTACTTCCTTCCTCCAACGCTGTTCAAAGGCTACATGATCGTCCTTCTCATCCCACGTCTGGCTCTCAACTTGGAGCTGCTGAAGGGAACGCTGGGAACGGATTGCCGCGCTTTCTCGGTTGTAGGCTTGAACGTAGAAGGGGTTTTGAGTCTTCCTGATTCGACCGTCCCTAACTGCATCTGCGAGCTGGGCACCAGAGGTGGCAATGGCGTCCCTCTGGGCGAGGGCTGTGTTTCTCGCTCTGCTCTTCTGAGTTGCGGTGTTGAACGCCTGCCTAGCTTCCCTAGAGGTGTCTCTTAAGGAGGTCGCGAGGAGTAACGCGGAGTTGTTCTGCGAAGGGGACAGACTTGCTCCGGGAAGTTGAGCTGCTGTCTGAATGCTCCCTCTACGGAGAGGGTCTGTCGATCTAGCCATCCTGTTCTCCTCCGCCTTTCGGCCTACCCCCGCCCGAGGCGTTATAGGTGTTATAACCGGAAAGGGCTGCGTTACCAAGGCCCAGTGCGAGCCTCACTACCGACCCTCTGGGGACCTGATTGATTCGAGACTGCCTACGCACGTCGGCATCCTCCCGAGACCGGGCTATGCCTAGCCTCTGGTTTTGATCTGTGATATGCTCCGCAGTCACGTCCCGAGCTACCCCAAACATAGAAGCGTTTAAGGCTTGGACAACGGAAGGCCCAGCTAGGCCCCTAGCAGTTGCTGAGGCTGCTATCTGCCCCTCTGCTTGGAGGGAGGCAATGGCCGTATCGACCGCGTTCTCTGTATCGATCTGGTCCAATTCCACCTGACGCCGGTTTAGGGCATCCGTATCTCGGGCGTGGTCGATATTCGCGGCGTCTCTATTGGCTGAGGCTGCTTGGTTCTGGCCTACAAAGCCGAGGACTGAGCTTCCCGCCTGTAGCGCAAACGAAGATATGGCGGCGATCATGGGGAGGGACATTAGGGTAACTCCTGTAAGGGCTTGAGCATGAAGCGTCTATGCAACGTGCCTTGGTTGTAGATAGTGCCGGGAATAAAGTCAACACATCCTGACTGCTCTAACCACTTTATTCTAGACCCGTTATGAACAGGGACGGTATTAAATAGCCTTCTGTTCGTCCCGGCTTTAATTGCTATAGCTCTGGACCACATAGGCAATCTTGCCATAAGGGCCTTATACTGGCTCAGGGAGAGGTCCGTCCATTGCGTCCAGATAATCCCCGCCTTAAGAGGAAGCCAGCTCCAGCCTCCCGCGCCGATGATCTTGTCTCCGTCCCAAACTCCCCAGCTATCGCCATAAGGTTCCTTTAAGGCCTGTGTCATCCCTTCTTGAGGGGACAGCCACCCGTGGGTCTTCCAATCCTGTAGGTCCTCGTCCCTCAGGTCCTCGCAAAGGTCCATTGCATCCTGAAGACTAAGCCGTCTTGCTGTTAGTTGTTTCATCCCTATCCTCTCCTCGATTTAGCGTTAAGCTCTCCATGCCAAGTGAACCCCATGACCGAGGTTGACAGGTGGCTAGGGTTAGACACGGTGATAGATACGTCATCGCTACTTCCTCGGATAGGCGTTGCCCATTCCCCAGTAAAGATTCCTACTTCATCAAAGTCTGTGTCAGGGTCATCAAAGCGGGGGCCTTCAAAGAGATATTCTCTGGCGGCCCTACCTCCTACCTTCACGGTTACGTTCACACGGGTAGCTTCTTGAAGCTCCCACGTTATTTTCTTTAGCACCATCCTTCCAGATCGTATCGGGCTGTCGTCTTCCTGATTTCGGGCGTAGATGGTGGAAAGCTCCCAGATACTTGAATACTTCAGGCCTAAGTAGAGAGGGCAATTTGTCCAGTCGCCTTCAAGGAGAACCTGATTGGCTGCCGGATAGGAGACCACTTCGGGCATTATCCCTTCAGATGCTGGGAGGAGAGAGCCTGTTATCGATAGTCCCCCCTCTCCCCCGGGCGCTCGCACTGAGGCGAATACGCTCCCTGTAGGGACAGAGTAAGGCAGCGTAAATAGGGTGTCTCCTGAGGGTTGTAGGGCCGGTGAACAATCCTCTGAGACTACCCGAAAGTCAAACTTGGTCAATACCCGCGAAGCGTCGTCAACATCTAAAACCCCCGGAGCCGTGCGGAGGGACAGTATAACCGCACCCATCGTTGCTGAGGAGGCGTAGACAAAGAGCGTAGTGTTATCGAACCACATCCCCCGCAGTGTCCATCCCTCTTGCAGCTTCCACCGGAACCACGCGTTCTGAATCCTCTGCCTCTCAGTGTATCGGAACAGGTGGCAGTAGATGAACTGGCTTCCAGTCTTACCGTAGCAGGCCATGTAGTTGACTGGACAGGAGGTTACTAAGTCTACGTCAGCTTCGACATACTTAGGAACAGAGACCCCCATATCGTCCCCCTCCTCTGTTTGGATGCTGCCTGTTATTTCAAACTCGTAGACAGTTGAGGAGGACTGCCCACGAGGAGCCATCATGTAAAGCCTATCATTTATAGGCTGCGGGTCAATTAAGTCTGAGGATTCGTAAGCTGCAAACTCGTCAATCCTAAGCGTCTCACTATCATTTGTAGCAGCATCGATGGTGACCTGAGCCTGAGCATCTTCGCCTACCAGAATGAGTTTCCTCTTGAAGGAGGTTGCGTGATGGAATTTGGCCTTCCGGTCGTGAGGGTTGATTAGCTCTACTGGGTCATCCGCGAGAACCTGAGAAAGCGTCTTTGGGTACAACCTGAACGGGTCAGAGGCTGAGGACAGTCGGCCTCCTTCGTTATAGACCAGAGCAATCCGCCCAGCCCAAAATGAAATATCCTCTAGGGTCAGACCTACGAAGCCGGGGTCAGGAGCCAAGTCCTCGTCCCCTATGTCACGCTCCCCCCACGGCTGGACGTTGATCTCCCAAGTGCCCCCTACCGGGTTATATTCCAGAGCGACAGGAAGGGTCGCCGGGTCGATACCTTTCTCGGCACCGCTCCCTACGGTCTCCTCCCATATTCCCGTTCCGGGTCCAGCACTCTCAGCATACCTCAGGTAGTAGTCATCTTCTTCAGCGCCCGTCGTTTGGCTGATACGAACAGTGAACCCATCTACAGCCACCTTGGGAAGGTCTGATACTGTCTGGGCCTTATCCTTGATAGCCAGCATGGCTGACCCGCCCTGACCATCCTTGACCTCGATAGTGAAGGCGGTGGAGGGGTGTGATAGGTAAAGAACTGAGCCTTGAAGTGCTACAGTGAATCCTTGTGAGGTGAGGGCGTTGAGGTTACCTGTGATGAAAGCGGCATTAACAGTCGTATAAGAGCCGTCTCTTAAGGCATCCGCAAGGACATCCGTATCTACCCATTGCGCATCTTCGGAGTCTTTCCCGTTGGGCGTCCTTAGCGATGCAGTTATAGGGGTTCCCTCTTCCGGCGTGACAGTCACTGTGTAGGTTCTTCCGAAGGCTGCCTGCCTCACCCACACGATTCCCTCATTGGGCCTCTCAGTGTGCTTCTCAGGGAGACCTCCTCCGTCGCGTTGAATATCTACAGGGACCTTACGGTTGAGGATGAAGGTGTAGTCCTCGATATGAAGGAGGCGGTAGTCAAGGCTGGGGTTAGGATTGCCTGCGTCAAGGTAGGCTTGTGCCTCCGCAGAGATGGTGACGTCAGGGTCTGTGTTCCCTAGAAGGTCAGTGAGGTAGGCGACACAATCGCTCGCCCCTGTTCCTCTGTGAAGGATGAAGCCGTATCGATTATCCCCATCCTCAATCTGCATAGACTTCGAGGAGTTGGAGAAGGCACCGGGCACCGCGCGAACGAAGTCCATAGGGGGCCTGTCTGTGAAACCTTGGGGAACCGCGATCATGCAATCTTGAAGCATCTCTGCCTGTTGCTCTAATCGGGTCGCTTGAGGTGCTTGAGAAACCCCCTGATAGGGGGCCTCGATGAATCGATCATAGCGAGACATAGAGGTTACCTCCTGCGGGTATCTGTAGAGCTGGCCGGGTGGACCTGATTATGGGGACCCTGATCGTCTTCGAGTTGTTCAAGGAGGGTCATCGAAGCGGTTACGTCAGCCTCGTTTACCCGGTCTATCGCCGAGGAAGTTAGCTCCCGCATTTGGAAAGCACGGAGAGCCTTGTAGACGATTGCCTGTCGGGCTTCCTCTGGCATCTCGTCCCAGTTGAGATAGACGAACATATCTACCGTTACTGGGTCCGTGAATTTTGAATAAGACCGTTCTTCTCGGTCGTATAGTCTCCTCCCTCTCTTGATGATCTTGGAATCCCCCGGTGAGGTGCGGAAGGCCAGAGTCACCCGGATAGCACTTTCAGGGACCAGTATCTCTCCCTCTGAGTTAGGGGATAGTTTGAAATTCTCCTCGTGATTCCAGAACCAGCCCTTAGCTTGGACCATTCTATTAAACTCGGCCAAGGTGCTTCTAGCGCCTGCCACGAGGGAGCTTTGGACGTTCTCCAGAGAGGAGACACTTTCTTCTCCAATACCGTTGAGGAGGACATTAACTGCATCCAATTCGGAGGATAGATCGTCAGGGACAGGGAAAGTCATGGGCTACCTTAGCAAATAGTGAAGAGTAGAGATGGTGACCCCCACGCCTAAGGAGGGAGAGTGGAGTCCCTGTGAGGGCCACCAACTTGGAGAAAACTAGCTAGAGTTAGCTGGTCTTCAATTCGTGTGCTGATTCCGAACGGAGGCTACCATGACCCACCGCATAGCGGCCCACCATGAGGGTGCCCAGACGGCGAGGGTCGTAAGACATCTCGGTTGCAATGCCTACCAGCTCCACGGTGCCTGCGGCACTAGGGTGCGTAATAATCGCTGCGTTGTTCGAGTAGTCTCCGCGCAGGTGAGTCGGGACAGAGGTATTAGCAGAATCGTCCGCATTCACCTTGTTGTTCGACTTCACCAGCTCGATAGCATTGACGCGCTTGACCATGCCAGAAGCAATCGAACCATTACCCTCAGGGTTCAGGTCGTTGTCAATAGGCTTCTCAGACTGCACTACCAAGGCATACTGAGCGGGGCGCATGAAGGCAGAGCGTTCGCTCATAGGCACGTCATTCTCGTCAAGCTGGACGCCTGCTGCGAATATGCCCTGCCACAGAACATTGCCGTCCGTCAGGTAGTTTGCATTGGTTGTAGAGCCACCGTCCGGCAAGTCCGAATTTGCCGCAGTTGCACGGGCCGCCTGAATCATTGCACGAGCAACATTCTGGTCGAAACCTTTTGCGAGGGCCTCACCAATTTCCGTTGAGTAAGGGCCGCGCACGTCATAGTGGTTCATAGCTTCATCAATGTTGGCGATGAATACTGGGGCGACGATCTGGTCATCAATAACGATAACCCGTTCGGCTCCTTTAATATTCTCGCCTAGGATTTCAGCGCCCGGAGTGTGATACTGGGTCGAAGCGCGACCAAGCACAGGGAACTGAGCTGATTTGCCGTGGCTGATCGTCCGCATCATGTGGCGATCTCGGAAGTCACTTTCTCGGCCAAAGGCGGTGAGAACTTCACCACCAAAGACCTTTAGGAAGAGAGCCTTCGAGTCGCCCGCAGCGTTGACCTGACCAAGGCGTGAGGGGTTTGCATCTGTCATATTAAGAATCTCCTTGTATGGACTTTATGCAATCGAGGCTGTCCAGTGTCAATGGTTTTTCTCGCAAGGGGCACACTGGACAATAGGCCCCTTTTGAGAAACTTGTTAGGTTAGAAGCTGCTGGCGGCTACCTTTGCTTCCACCTCTGCCCGGTAGGCTGCGTCTTTCTTGTAGCGAGGGTCGCCCATAGCGCGTTCCATCTCAGCCGAAGACTTAAACCCAACGGTCTCTTTCGAGGCTTCCTTGGAAGGAGTCTCCCGCGTGGCGTCTTTAGGGCCGGGACCATTCCCTTCCTCCTTCCATGCAGCAACCGCCTTCTTGATGGTCGCTACCGGGTCGGTGTCAAGGCCCTTGTTGAACTCAGCCGTTTGCGCCTCATCGTAGCCTCCGTTATTCGCCCAGTCCTTGAAAGCCTCTAGGGATTCTTTACCCCCAGCGGCTTCTTCAGCCTGAGCTACAATAGGAGCTGCCTCTGCCTGCAAGCCTGCAAGGTAAACATCCACCATCTGTGGAGGGACATTCCAAGCTTCTGAGGCCTTGGCTTTCGCCTCTGCGGACAGGGTTCCGCTCTCTTCGAACTCAGTCGCCACTTCAGTAGCGGCTTCCTGCTTGTCCTCTGGGAGGGCTGCAATCGCCTGCTGAAAGT